TTTTTTAAAAAGTCTTTTACAAGAAAAAGAAATGAGAATTTTAAATCTCACAGAAAATAGAATCGGCCTTTCGGTCCTGGGTATGTTGGCCAAAGCCTTTGCTTTTGCGATTCAGACCTGCTTGGTCTGCCGTAGCATAAGGCCCTGAGCTCAAGGAGCGTAGGGATTCGTGATAAGTCGATGTCGTGAACAGATTCAATCATATTAGAGCGTTCGAGCCATAAAAGAGAATATGTGGTCAGAGGGATCTTTCCATCTTCGAGTTGCTTGTTGATAATGTAAACACAAAGGTCGTAAAACCGTTGGGAACATCCGCATGATGCGAGAAGCAATCCATAAGCGATCGAGGCAAGATTTGAAGTGCCTTGAGGTCGTTCTGGGAAGAATAGATGTCTAAGAAGATCTTCGTCGGTGCGGTATGGTATGCCGTAGCGATTGAAATATCCGAGAACTGACATTCCTGAGATGCGATCGTGAATTCCACTTTTCTTTGCGTTGAGTTTCGCGTTGAAATAGAATTTAGCACAATCTTTCATCATAGTGAGGAAAGTTGGTCCGTAGATTTGGAAGAGTCGTTCGAAGAGTGCAACAAGAGAGTCGTCACCTTGTACTCTGAGCCAGAAGGATTCTGAGTCTATATTAATACCGAGAGCTGATAAGCATGTGAGTATCATAATTGAGTTTGCGAAGCTATCCATGAGTTGAGTCTGTTGATAACCAGATCCGAAACCGGAATAAGTCCATTGGTAGACGGTGCCGTCGGGAAGGAGAATAGGAGTGTATTTGATTGAATAACACATCCATTTCCATAACCGTTCGATCCTGAGTGGATCGCGTGGCGTTGCGTGTGGGTAGAAAGAAGTCGGTTGGTAGACAGTAAAGTCGAAATATGATCGCCAAATTTGGTGAACATCGTCGATTACTTCGAAAAGCAGTCGCTTGTCGAACTGTGACCAGTCGATAGATAGGAAAGTGTTTCCTGAGATGGGCATCTCGGAATACAGCTTTCGCCATCCTCCTTTCATGATTTCTCGTCCCCAAAGTAGCGCACCTTTTCCGTCGTTGAGGTAGCAAGCTTGAAGAGCCCAGATGAACATGTTTTCGACCATAAGCAAAAGCTTAGTGGCGCCGAATACTGCTCGTATTTTGTCGGGTTCGTCTGCTGCTACAACGTGTGAACGTGCATGTAG